ACAATATCGCCCACATGATAACATTCCGGGTTCTGAATAATGACAGCATCGGGATTACTTTCAAGTGCATAGGTAAACCCTATGTTAAAATTGACTCCTGGGTTAATCCATGACTTATTTTTAACCCGTATCTCCTGAATACTGAAGTGATAGCTTTTCAGATTTAAAGGCTCACTGTCATTTACTATTACGACTTCAACATCCTTGTAATCCTGAAATGAATCAAGGGTGTTAAGAATCTGGGCCTCCCGGTTATGATATGCCATTACTATGCTAACCATCCGCCAAGTTTTAAGAGGCTCTGTAAATATTCTTTGTCTTTCAGATTATCTCTGGATGTTAACCCATTTACAATATCACATTTCGCAAACCTTTTGTATCCCCGACCCGTTTTAATTTGAGGGTATATACAGTAATAATCATCATCAACCTTTTCAGTCCTGCTAATCTCATTTTCTGATATTAAAATTTCGTCAATCTTTTCTCCCTCTCTTGCTCCAATTTCTCTGATTTTTGCTGGCCCATAATACTCTATCAGGATTTCTACTAAATCCCTAATATAAAATGAGGGCATATTCATTACAAAAGTTTCGCCGCCCCGACCTATCTCAGTAGCCCTGAAAAGTAATTTAATAGCCTGTTGAAGAGTAAGAAAAAACCTCGTCATCCTACTATCCGTTATCTTTACCTCATTGGTCTTAATCTGGTCAATAATATAAGGCACCACCGATCCGTTTGTCCCAAGAACATTACCGCCACGTATGCAAATAAAGTCAGTATGAGTAGTTTCTGAATTGGCCTGAATAGAAAGCCGCTCACCAACCCCCTTTGTAAACCCATAAAGATTAATCGGATTAACCGCCTTGTCGGTTGAAACATCAATGAATTTTCTTACACCATTTTTAATAGCAGAATTAATCAGGTTTTTAGTCCCTGTGATATTTGTCTGGACAGCCTCCTGTGGGTGATTTTCACATATAGGTACGTGCTTCAAAGCCGCCAAATGGAAAACATAATAAACCCCCCTCATTACTCTTTCAACTGCTGCCTCATCTCTTACATCACCAATAACAAAACGAAGCCTTGAATTATTAAATTTTCTCTCCATTGCCACCTGTGCAATCTCACCCCTTGAGAAGATTATTATTTCCTCAACTTCAGTATCAAGCAACTGTCTTGTCAATTCCTGCCCCCAGCTACCAGTGCCCCCTGTTATTAAAACCCTGCCATTAATATTCATCATGCCCTTTCGGTTTATAGTTTATCGTATATCCCAAAAGAAGCCTGATAACTGTATCAGATACATTGTCTTTTGTATAATCATCCAACCCCCTCCACCTCTGTCCGCAAAAATCAATTCCTTTATAAGCCGTCAGAATATCGTCTTTCTTTGTAGCAGACAGGATAAGAGAACCATTCTCAAGTAATTCCTGCCGTTCCGTTGTATTACGAAGTACTATTGTTGGTATGTTGAATAACGAAGTCTCCTCCGGGACTGTACCGCTATCTGTAAGAACTAATTTTGCTGAAGTCTCTAATTTCACAAAATCAAAGAACCCTATCGGGTCAATCAGAATAACATTATTTGAAAAACTTATTTTATGTTTCGCAAACTGATCCCTTGTTCGTGGGTGAAATGAATAAACGACAGGCATATCTTTTGCAATTTCGTTGACGGCCTCAACCACATTTTTTGCCCTTTCTGGATTATCTACGTTTTCAGTCCTATGAAATGTCAATAAAGCAAAATCTTGGGGTAATTTTAGATTATCAAGTATGGTACTACCATGTATTTCATGATTATAATATTCCAGAACCTCCCTGATGGGGTTGCCTGTTTTAAATACAAAATTCTTTGAATGTCCTTCACGAATCAGATTCTCTTTTGAATTTTCAGTATAGGGCAAATTAATAAGACTACAGGAATCTAAAATCAACCGGTTAGTTTCCTCGGGAACCAGGGGATCATAACAACGATTTCCTGCCTCCATATGATAAACCGGGATACCCCGTTTTGAAGCGAGTATTGTAAGCAACCCGGAATTAGTGTCGCCAAGAACCAGCACCTTGTCAGGTCTTTCCTCATTTAAAATCTGCTCAAACTGGATAAAACCCTTCCCGATGAACTCACCTACTGATCCCGTTTTAGGGAAAATGTAATCTGGTTTTCTTATTCTCAGATCCCTCAAAAAAATATCACTCAAGTTGGGATCATAATTCTGTGAAGTATAAACATGAACATGATCCACCACATTGTCCAACTTCCGCAAAATAACTGACAACCTTATCAACTCCGGCCTCGTCCCGGTTATAGTAAGCACTTTCATTTATAACTTATAAAGGTTTCCAAAAGGTTCAAAATGTCTGATACTTTCATTTCAAAAGAATGATTAACGACATATCTATCACTCGTAATCTCTTCAGATATTATCCAAGAAATAATCTTACACAGATCGTCTATATATATTAATTTAAGCGAAGCATCATTTTCAATAATCGGATTATTCCCGTGAAATAACTGGTGAGAGAAAGTCGCCACTACTGAATTATAAAAAGGCTTACACCCAGGCCCGAATACATTAGGAATAACCAAACCAGTAAACTTGCACTTATTAAATTTACACCATGTAGCAAGACACCTCCTACCGTCTTTTTTACTTCTACCAAACTCGGTGCTTTTATCTTCTTGGATTGATGATGCAAAAATAATATGAGGGGTACCCTTAATAGAAGAGATTAGATCAAATACTAATTTCATATTAGTTCCATAAATATCAGAGGCGTTCCTGTTTAGGGCAGCTAAATGAATTATAATATCGCACTCCTGACCGGAATAGGGTTCTGCATCCAGATAATTTATCAGATGACTCCCGATAAAGCCTCTATGCCCTGTTATACCGACCATTTGAAATATTCTATTGTTTTTATTAACCCTTCTTCAAGACTTACCTTAGGTTCCCATCCTAATATCTTTGCTATTGTTATATCTGGTTTGCGTCTTACCGGGTCATCTTCAGGAAGGGGGTGAAAGGTTATCTTACTCCGTGAACCGGACATACTAATAATTCTCTCTGCCAGTTCAAGCATTGAGGTTTCAACGGGGTTACCAAGATTCACGGGTTTATGAATCGGATTATTCATCACCGTTAACATTCCTTCAACCAGGTCATCAACATACATGAATGAGCGAGTCTGCGAGCCGTCACCGTAAATAGTAATGTCTTCATTCTTTAATGCCTGAACAATGAAGTTAGATATTACCCTGCCATCATTAAGTGCCATACGTGGGCCGAAGGTGTTGAATATTCTGACTATCCTTATATCAACATTAAGTTGCCGGTGATAGTCCATAAATAAAGTTTCACCGCATCTCTTGCCCTCATCGTAACATGAACGGGGAGAAATGGTTTTTACGTTGCCGTTATAGGTTTCTCTTTGCGGGTGTTCAGTAGGATCTCCGTATATTTCGGAAGTAGACGCTTGTAATACCCTTGCCCCCGTTTCGTAAGCTAATTCAAGCGCATTAATAGCCCCCATAACAGCCGTATTGATTGTTCTTATGGGATTGCTCTGATAGTGAACAGGAGAAGCAGGACAGGCAAGGTTGAATATCCAATCGCATTCTACATGGTAAGGATTCCTTACATCATGCCGGATAAATTCCGCATCGGGTGTAAGATTCAATTTTGAACCCGTAAATAAATTGTCAAGGATTATAGGGTGTGAAAACTTTCTCGACAGGTGCGAACCTATAAAACCGGCACCGCCCGTTATTAATACTCTTAGTTCAGGCATGGCGACGATTTAAATAACTTATAAAGTCCTTTGGTGTGATACTCCCAGTAAAACCTTTCAAGCCTTTTATACCACAATTTGCGTCTTATCCGCTCAAATATCATCACATCCCAAAAATTCATCCCTTAAACCCTTTCACCACTACTTTCCCCGGTAACTTTTCTATCTCAACCTCCTGATGCCAGGTTTCCTCATCTTCCTTTGCAAGTCCATAAGTGACTGACTTCTGCCTGACAAGATAACCGGACACTATTCTGACTGTTTCAGGGGCGGCCTTCAGATAAACCGATTCCCCTTCCCGAAATGCTACACTGATTACTTTTCTCATTTAATTTGATTCGGTAATATTTTGATTAAAAATTCAAAAAATATAATATCAGAAATACCTGAGTTATCAGGATGTGGATCATGTGCCATACCGTTTTTCCAAACTATTGAATGATTAACACCTCTGTTGCTTTTTCCTATCGCGATAGAATAACCATCTGTGTCGAAACAATCCAGCATTCCTTGTGTTATTTTATTTATAGGCACTGATAAGTAATCGTAACCCATTGATGCAAGTATTTGCATCATTTCATTATATTCATCTGGCCACGAAATATCGCCGTTATGATATGGAAAAGTGTCAACATCGCATTCTAAAATTGATGCAATACAAGTACGCCAACAATCGCCATGTTGCACACCTGGAATGTGTAAGTATTTTTGTTTAATAGGAATCATCTTTTCTGATTTTTAAAAATTACTATGGTTGCGGGGCCTCGAATCGAACGAGGAACGAGAGTTTATGAGACTCACATGATAACCGTTTCACCACCCCGCAATTTTAACGGGCGTTTAGGTTTTTGTCCAGTCCCCTTTCGGCTTCTGGATTGCTCGACCATGCGCCCGTTATAAGAATGTTTGTGTAAGGGCAGGATTTACCGAATTAACGGGATACCTACAAATGGGAACCTTCAGCAGTTGGCGCAGTTCCACCTCAACACTCCTTAAATGTTCCAACTTTAAGTGCGTCTATTTCCGCCACCTCACACAAACAATATCATTGGCAGGGTGTCGAATTTTTACAGCTAACACGAATGTTGCCAACCTTTATCAGAGGTACGACTTGCCCTCGACACTGGGCGCACTGCGGGGCGATAAACTCCCATGTGCTTTAGTATCCTGCCAAATATCATTAATTCAAAGAACTTTCATAAAAGGGGATGGGCTTATATCCACAATTTGGTTGCCATCCCCCCTTCTCTCTCTTATCACCGGTTATTCCTCTTATTTATGTTCCGGGAGGAATTGTATATCATACGGGAGGCCCTATCACTTTGGCCAAAATGAAACAGTCAAATAACATTTCGAACTATTATCCTTCTGCTTTCAGACCTCCCTTCTCCATAAAGGTTCAAAGAACTCCGATAAAAGGGCGGGACTCTCACCCGCCCCCTAACCCAAACCTACCCACAAAAAACCAGCACTAATATAACAATAATTGATTAACAATAGAACTATATATATCTATTTTTATCAACAAATTATAAATTGAAGTTTATCCGGTTAAACTCCCCGTGTTTAGGATGAACGAGCCATGCGCTCTGACCGGGATTGGCATATCTTCCTGCCTGATGGTCATAAGCATCCGTCCCCTGAAGCGAAGCACCACAGGAATAAAGCGGGGTGTCAATAGGCGTATGGAAATGTCCGAAGACGTATTTATGGAACCCTATCTCTTTCGCCCTCTCAAACTCCTGCATGATAATCTGCATCCTTGCCAGTGCTTCCTTTCCTACTTTCCTTTCGACTCCATACCACGGCACACCCATCCAGCCCCTTATAGTATGCCCGTGTGTTATCAGATATAACCTGTCGTTGACATTGATAACCTTTTCGTTCATAGGGTAAATATCGAAAGACACATTCAGGAAATTCAGCAGGTGCGTCTTAGCCATATAACCAACAAGGTAATTGAGTGAGTTCATACCGGCTTCCTTAGCCTGTGGTTTCTTGGTTAACCTGGAGTGATTGTCTTCGCTGATAAAATGAACCCTTACAAACTTAAACTGCGGGGCAATATCAGCCACTAAACGGGCAATAAGTTCTGCTCCTCTGGCAACCTGCACGGGAGATGGGAAAGCATTAGTGGTTCTTAACTCTTCGTGTATGTCACCGGAAATAATGTCCCCGGTGATAATAACAGCCGCCTCGTCTATCCTGTAAGCCTTGCGCTGATAGTTAACCCAGTTAAGCCAGCGAATAGTTAAATCGGCAGCTCTTGCGTCAGCTATCTCAGGAGAGTAAGCGTTGAACCCCTCTATCTCGTTCGGGTCCTGAACGGCTCCCATGTGAATATCCGTAAGGTGCAGAACAGGCATAACCGGAGATCCACGCCTGACACCCTCCATTGTGATTGGTTCTCTGCATGGAATTGGCTCTATTGCATTGACTACCTCCTCAAAGAACAGCTGTAGCTTGCCGTGTTCCCTCCGGTATCCCTGAAGCATTGATTCCAACTCCTTGTTCTTGCGTTTCAGTTCTTCGGTCTTCTCGGAGAACTCGCTTTTGAATTGTTCTTCTGTGTATGCCATGATTTAATTATTTAATCTGAAAATCTTCTTTGAATTGTTTAAACATTTCGCAAGTACCGTCATCTTTTACAAGGTCGTATAATATCTTACGTGCTGTTTCGTTATTGCAAGCATCATAATTGTATTCCATCTGTACCCATGCAATAGGGCATGGTCTATTCCAGTATTTGCACATTGAACATTGTTCATCAAATACAGCAACTTCGCTTCCGTTTGAAAAATATGCCATAACTTTCAAATTAATATTCCTTCTGTCTTCATCTTAGTGATACTCTCAGGATGCGACCAATAAATCTCACCCCTTATCCTTCCCCTATAATTGTCAAAGTCGGGATGTTCAAGCACCTGACGGTAGCCGGAGCCTGGAGTTATACCGCAAAGCTTGATAAACTCACTCATTGAAAGATAAATTCCCTTCTGTAATTCCTTGCATTTCTTACCCACGATGAAGTTTAAGTCAAACTTTGCCCTGAATTGTTCCTCTGTGATACCGGCTATCTTCTGTTCAGATACTATGGTTTCTATTGTTTCACCCTGTTTCGTCTCGTACCCGCATTTACTGCATTTATATTTCTGCCTGCGTTCCCCATTTTTCATATAGGTTCCGTTCTTCACCATATGACCTTCACATCTTTTACAAATCATAGTTTACTGATTTAGTTTAACAACTTTAACGTATATTATTGATTTTTAATACACTCTTTAAAATAACGTATGTCCTTTTTCCTCGGAATGTATATCATGTCATCGTTATCTATAATCAGGACATTATTCCTATCAATATCGGCTATTGTGTCGTGATATACCAATCCCCGTCAATAGGTATTTTCCGCTTCTTACGGAGTATGAAGCTTATCTCACCATAGTCGCCTATATTCATCTTATCACCCATTATGTTTAATTTCCCCGTCACGGAAAGCCTTTGCCCCTTCAATCCTACATTCTATCTTTTTTGTTATATGGAGCTTTAGCGTTTCAGGCATTTCATCTATAATTTTCTCTTTGCTATTAGCCCACTTTTCAATGTCCTCATCCGTCACATACTGATTTTCCCGTTCAAAGGATTCGACTATCTTGGACTCTCTGAGATTGGCTTCGTGATAGGCTTGCATGGCTTCAATAACTTCACTTTCTGAGAAATAAGGAACAAAACCATCCACCATTTTATTTAGTATTTCTTCTGCAAGTTTGTCTTTCATGGCTTTACTTGTTTCTGTTGATTATTTTGTCTTTCATAGCCCTAATTCAGTTTTTAAGTCATCTAATTTGCTTCTTAATATTTCAGCAAAATCATGCGACAAATCTGCTGTCGTATAAGGTTCTAATGGCGGGGAAACTGCCGGACATTCATCATTTAACCATTCAATCAACTCCCTATATTTCTCTATCCGCTGTGAGGCGTAGGATTCCGCTATTGTCACACACTCATCTAATTCTCTGTCGTCATCAGTACCCAAATAATATGGACTACCATCTTCATTCTCTCCTATTTCGATTAATGAAAATGCAGTCCTTAGAATTTTTTTTTCATCAAGTATCCCTTCTTTTGTTTTCATTTCTCTGTTATTTTGTAAATTATGTTCACCTTTAGTACACATATAAGCAGTTAGTAGCAATACCTACCGATACTCTTCATCAAATTCATCATTTAATTTATCATAGTGGTAATCACATACCCAGTGTTCGTGTCCGTTGTAGTCCTTAGTAGCATAACTCTTGCAATTTTTCTCTTTGCAAATTCCGTGTCCTTTATCAACATCGGCACTGCTACTAACAGCAAGTATATTTAATTGCTGTTCATACTGTTCCACAATCTTTTTTGCTTCTTTATATTGTTCTTCTGTTACCATAAAATTTATCTTTTAATTACGCAACTAAAATATACTTGCAACTCGTTATCGCTCATTCATTTCGTGTCATCTGAGCCAGACTAAAAGCATTCCATAATAAACACATCCGGCATCACGCCCCTGTTTAAATTTTTCTGAGCCTTTATCCGCTCCTTGTGCTGTTGGCGGTAAGCATTCATATACTCTCTGTGATACTTCAGCTTGTCTTCTTTAGCCTTTGGTTTCATATCGCAATAGAATTGAGTTGTTTTTGAAGTTCTCCTATGTCAGCACGAAGCCTTAATATCTCCTCTTTGAAATAATCAACAGGAAGACATTGTTTCTTGCCGAACAACTCACGATAGCTATCAAACTTCGCCCTGAAAGCATTTTCTGTGTCGAGCCTGTTATAAATGCTTTTTCTAGCTGCTATAGCTGTCGAGTGGTCACGACCGAAATAAGACCCCGTCAATGTGATATTATGCCCCTGCTCAAAAGCGAGTGTCATTATCATCTGTCTGACAGTATTATAAGGCTCACACCTGTCTCTGCTGTGAAGTTTTTCAGGGTTAATGCCCTCATGTTGGCATACCATTTTTTCGATATGTTCTATACTCCTTTTCATCAGTTCTTCAGTTTATATTCTACTACAACTTTCTGTTTCCCGTCGCTGGTAATCTTCCTTGTCCGGCTCTCAATATCTAAGCCCCGCTTGCGTAAGTCGTAGATACGGGCGGACAGCCAAACAGGAGAACTCATACAGAGCATCCATGGGCGTTAACGTCCTCCCGGATAACAGGTACTTTTCGATTCGCTTGTTTTGTGTTTCCATAGTTTAAGTTTAAAAAGTTAATCTCTAAAGTGTCCTACCTCTCCATCAATTTCACAATCGTATCCTTTACCTATTGATGGGATATCTGGTTCGGTATCAATCATGGTAAACCCTATCTTTTGTTGTTTGTTCCCTATATGGTTCAATTCCTTAAGGTTCTTTATTGCCTGTCTGAAATATGTATCTTTCAATTCTATGCCTACTGCTTTACGCCCTAACCTAACAGCCCCAAATACTTCAGAACCCACCCCCATGAATGGAGTTAAAACCGTTTCTCCGGGGTTTGAATAAAGTTCAACCAACCTATCAATAACGTCTAACTGAAGTGGATGAACGTGCTTTTCGTCGTCCTCGTCTTTGCTTTCTTTGTATTGCAAAACTTCGTCAATTCGTATATCATCCCAAACGGAAGACGCATAACGTTGCCAAATAATATGGCTTAACTTATTTGTTTTGGGATCGGGCCATCCAGCATATTTTACCCTTAAATGCTCGATAGAACCATAGGTTTCTTCCATTTCTGGCAACATAGGATGAGCCCCGGCATAATGAGTTAACCCGACTGGATGTGTTACCGGCACATTGTTTTCCCCCTTCTTTTTAAATACCAGCACATAGTCGGGCATAGCAGTAAAACATTGCGTAGAGTCCTCAACTATTAATTTGTGCATTAAAGACCTAACCATAGTTCTCATTCTTACCTTTAAAGGCTCTTTCCAAATAGTTATACGGTTGCGATATTTGAAACCATATTTTTCATGTAACAAAATAACCTCATGAGGAAAATCCCATAGTTCCTCTGTTTTGCTGTTCATTATGTCAGTTACATGAACTGCCGTAATCCTGCCTGGTTTAGTTACCCTTGCAATTTCTTTTATCAAAAATTCATATTGCTCCAAAAACTGCTCCTTCGATTCGCAATTACTGAAATCATTTTCAGAGCTTGAATAATTATAAAGCCCCGCAAAAGGAGGTGAATAAACGGATAAATCAATACTTTCATCCGGAAGGGTGGGAAGCACATACATACAATCACTCTCGTAGATTGCATAGTCATCGGTAATTAATTGATTTTTTATCATTGTCTTATGAATTTGGGAAGGGTTAAAACTTTATTAAATTCTGTTTTTTTAATATTGTAATCTGTATTTATAGAACTGTTTAGTTTTGAAAATAACTCATTGGCTTTTTCTGTTTTTGCCAACAGTGAATCTAATACACGTTTCTGCCCGTCACTATAAACCATATCAACATTAACCTCTTTTTTCTGGCCAAATCGCCAAAACCGCCTTACGGCCTGATAATATTGTTCATATGAAAATGTCGGGAAATAAACAGTATGATTGCAATGCTGCCAGTTCAATCCAAAGGCTGTCATCTTAGGTTTAGTTATTATTTTTTTTATTTCCTGATTATAAAATGCAATTAGAATATCCTCTTTCTTATCAAGATTCATTGAACCTTTTATCTGTATCGCACCTGTATCCATTTGCTCCAAAAGATCACCCTCGTCATTGAGATTACACCAATATACAGAAATATCATGTTCATTAGTCAAATAAACAGCTTTTTCGCATCTATTTTCAATAGTACATCTTTGTTCCTCCCTCACCTCGGTTAATCGTCGGGCTATATTGTTAAATAGCATAATCTGACCATTGATAACCATGTTCTTTTCGTTTTTTACCGGGTGATAATTGATATTTAATTTTGGTAAAACGAACAAATCATCAGAATACCCCAAGTCTGAAGGCTTCCTCATTGATACAGACCACGAACTAACCCACTTGAAAAAATCATCTTTTGCATGACCCTTTAATATCCACTGTGTCCCTATGTTTTGGGGTTTGATAGTGTCCTCATTATTGGTGAAAAACTTAGTTAACATATCAGTATAACCCATATATCCCAAAGCCTCGGAACTGGTGCCAAGTTCGATAAAATCATTAGGACTCGGAGTCGCCGTGAATAAATAACGGTACTTTACTTTTTTTAAAAAGGTGGTTACCTGATTTCTTATTGCCCCGTCAAAGTTTTTGAGAATAGAACTCTCGTCAAGAATGACACAATCAAAATCATTGTGATTAAATTTGTCGAGCCTTTCATAATTACAAATTACAATTTTTGTTTTATACCTTCCGTCTTTTGAATACATCACGTCATCAATGCCAAACTTTTCAGCCTCTCTTATAAACTGAAAAGCCACAGCTAAAGGGGTAATTATAAGAACCGGCTTATTAGTTTTGTGAATATAGTTTTTAGCGACTGTTAATTCAATTATTGTTTTACCTAACCCGGTATCGAGAAATACGGCGCACCTCCCTTTCTTAATCGCATATTCTGCTACATATTTCTGAAAGTCAAACATTTTATCGGGCATAAAATCATAATCAATTCCATAGTTGATAGAACTATGTTTTTTCGCCTCTAAAAATTCATTGTAATTCATAATATTCTGTTTTTAAAATGGCAAGTTTTCTTCTCTGATTACTGTTAGTGATTCATTGTGATAAAGCGGAATAGTA